CAATGGCCCCCGCCAAGCAGCTCGCCGCCACCCCGATCCCGCTGCGATTCTTAGCAGACGACGAACCCCCGCCGATCCCGCTCAGCTACCACGAGGCCGCAGCGCTCCAGCGCCAGCTCGATCGAGAGTACCGCGCCTTTTTGCGCGGCCACCGACCAGCCCCTCAGCCCTCGACCACCGAAAGCGCACCCCATGAGCAGCAGCATTAAGATCGCCATCGCATCAGGCCACCACAACACCACCGGCGGCAATCACGAAGAGATCGCCATCGTCGGGCCAATCGTGCAGGCCACGATCGCCACGCTGCGAGGCGCTGGCGCAGACGTGCTCAGCTTGACGCCCGGCGACGGACTCGGCATGTTCCCCGGACGCCTCGACCAATGCGCCGCACAAGTAGTGCAGGCCGCCCGGCGCGGCTGGCGCGCGGATCTCTTTCTGGAGATCCACGGAGAGGCCAACGGACAAGGCGATCGAGCGCGCGGCGCGTTCATTGTGTACCCGGACTGGCCCAGCGCTGGCGACCTCGACACGAAGGCGCGCGACCACATAGGCCCGGCCCTAGTGCGAGCGCTCCAGCGCGCCACCGGCACGCCGCAGCGCGGCACCGGCACCATGAGCGAGCGCTCGACCGCCGTAGGCGCGAGCGGCCACCGACTCGGAATCTTTGCCGCGACCGCCGCGATCCGCGCCGAGACAACCCGCTTGATCCTTGAATGCGGCAGCTACACCAGCCCCGCCGACCGCGCCATCATGTACAGCCCAGGCTATGCCGCCGCCGCAGGCCGCGCGCTCGCCGAGGCGATCGTCAGCCACTACGCACCGGCCCGCGCGCCCGGCCCGGCCAGCCCACCGGCGAGCGTATGGCGTCAGTACCGGATCACCGCGCGAGCTGGCGCGAAGCTGCGAGCGAAGCCCGCGACCGGCGCGACTCGCACGCTCCAGGCGCTCAGCTACGGCGCGCCGTTCAGCGGCCAGGAGATCACCGGCGAGGCCTACAGCACGCCCAGCGGCCAGAGCCGGATCTGGATCAAACACTCGATCGCCGGATATGTGCGCGGCGATCTTGTCGCGCGCACCTAAGCGCGCGAGCAGCTCCAGCATGAGCCGAAAGCTCACACCCGAAGAGCGGGCCGCGAAGGCCGCCCAGCGCAAGGCCGAGCGCGAAGCCGAGAAGCGATCCCGCGCCGATACGAGCTGGCATGCGGCGTTTATCGCAGTACTCAAAGAAACCGGCGGCAACGTCTCAGAGGCCGCCGACGCCGTAGAGATCCACCGGCAGCGCGCCTACGAGCATAAAAAGCTATTCCCCGACTTTGCCGATCAATGGGCCGACGCCGAGGCCGCAGGCCTTGAAGAATTGATCAAGACCGCGCGCACCCGCGCAAAAGCAGGTAGCGACCTGCTGCTCATGTTCTTGATCAAGAAATACGATCCCAGCTTCCGCGACAACTACCAGCCGCCCCCAGCCGAGGCCACAAAAGAAGAACTTAGCGCCAGCAAGAAAGAGCGCGAGCAGGCAGACCGAGAGTTAATGCAATGGCGCGAGAACACCGCAGCACAGGCGCAAAGCTACGCCGCCATGCTATCGAGTTTAGCAAGTGCAGCGCCGACGCGGCCTACTTCACAACCACCTACGGACGAATAGACGACGCGCAAGGCGACTCCGGCGGCGTGACCGACTTTGTACTCTGGCCCGCGCAGATCGGCGTTATGTGGCAGTTGATGACTCAACGATTGTTGATCATCTTGAAGGCCCGCCAGCTTGGCATCAGTTGGATCGCATGCGCCTATGCGCTTTGGCTTTGTTTCTTCCAGCCGGGCCGCCTAGTCCTGATCTTTTCGAGAAATCAAGCGCTCGCCAACGAGAACAAACGCCGGATCGCGGCTTTGTACGAGCGCTTGCCCGACTGGATGCGCGAGGCCGGGCCGCAGCTCATCACGAACAACGCGAGCACGCTGGCATGGAGCAACGGCAGCGGCGTAAAGTGCGAACCGGCCACGCAGAACGCCGGGCGCGGCTTTACCGCATCATTAGTCATTTTTGACGAATGCGCCTTTATGCAATGGGCCGACACGCTGTATACAGCGATGAAACCCACGATCGACAACGGCGGCCAGCTCTTGATCGTCAGCACCGCCAACGGACTCGGCGGCCTGTTCCATCGACTATGGATCAAAGCGGCCAGCCGTCTCAATAAGTTTGTGTGTATCTTTTTGCCGTGGTGGAGCAGGCCGGGCAGAGACGCGCAATGGTACGAGGATCAGCTCGCCGAGGCGACCGACCCCGACAAGGTTAAGCAGGAATACCCCAGCTCAGCGATCGAGGCGTTCATCACCAGCGGGCGCAGCCGCTTTAAATGGCGATGGATCGAGAAGCAGACTCGCAACGTCGCAACCGGCCTCGACCTCGACCGCTTGCGCCAATTCCCGCCCCAGCTCGCCAGCGCGAGCGCGCAGGCCAAGCAGGCCGCCGAGCAGCTCGCCACGCGACTCCAGGCGATACCCGGACTCACGATCTACGCGCTGCCCATCGCAGGCCGCCGCTATGTATGCGGCGCAGATGTCGCAGAAGGGAAGGAGCACGGCGACTACTCAGCCGGAATCGTGCTGGACTGCGAAACACTCGAAGAAGTAGCGCAGATCCACGGACACTACGAGGCCGACACCTACGGCGATTACCTTGTCGATCTGGCGCTGGCCTATGATGCAGAGCTGGCGATCGAGCGCAACAACCACGGACACGCCACGCTCGCAGCGGCCAAGCGGCGCAAGTACACCAAGATCAGCGACGGACTCGACGGCGCGCCCGGCTGGCATACCAACACCAAGACCAAGCCACTCACGATCGACCAGCTCGCCGTCAGCCTACGCGATAAGCAGCTCACGATCCACACCGAGGCCACGCTCGCCGAGTTGAAAATGTACCAGATCAACGAGGACGGCACGACGAGCGCCCCGAAAGGCTACAACGACGATCGAGTCATGGCCCTTGCAATCGCGCGCTATGTCGCCATGCTCCCACCCAAGACCGCCCACGCCACCACGATCCCCCAGCTTTGGAAAAAACGCCGATGATAACGCAGCCCCTCAGCCCCACCGAAACAAGCGAGCAGCACGCCGCAGGCAACACCACGATCGCCACGCCGATCAGCGTGTTTGATAGCGTGTCGGACTTGCAGATCTATAAATCGCGCTGGCTCCAGCGCTGCCAGCTCTACCAGCTCAGGCGCGCATACTATACCGGATCGATCTATGGCGACCCGCGCTACCTGCGAGCGCTGGGCTTATATAGCGGCGTGCGCTCGATCTTTGGCCCGATCCGGCGCGCCGTGCGGATCGATGTTGCGCGCGTGCCGGGCGCGTGGAGCTTGCCGGACGATGCGCCAGAGGCCCACAAGGCCGGAATCGTCGCGCTCAGGAAAATGATCAGCGCGGCCACCACCTACGACCGCATGCTCATGCACGGCGCAATCGCTGGCGAGTTTGGCCTACTCATGCAGGACGACCGGCGCAGCCGACAGATCCGCATGATCCCGCTACGCCCTGACGAGATCGTGACCGGCCAGCGCGCGAGCGGCGAGCCGTTTGGGCTAGTGCTCAAAAAGGGACTCGTTGACCGCGCTGGAGTCTATGAATATGCACAACTGATCACGCCCAGCACGATCTCGACCTATCGCAACGGCGCGCCGCATGACTACGACACCGGCGGCGCAATCCGGTTAAATGCGCTGGGCTTTGTGCCGCTCCAGCTTTGGAGCTATCTATCTGGCGAGGACGGCGCGGGCGAATGTGCGTTTAGCGGTGCCGAAGAGCAGTTAAACCGCGTGAATGATGCGGCCTCGCAAGCGTTGGACGTGGTACAGCGCAACGCCGAGCCGATCGCGGTATTCAGCGGAGTCAACGAGATCAAGCAGGACGAGAACAGCAACGCGATCGTACTGAATGAAACCGACGCGAAGGCCTACACGTTGACTCCGAATCTGGTGATCGATCAAGCGCTGGCGCTGATTCAGGAAGTGAAGAAGGAATTTAAAGCCACGCTCCCCCAGCTCATTTACGACGAGCTGATCAGCCGTAACGATCTGGCCTACGATACGGTGCTCACCCTATGCGGCGAGCTGATCGATCATGTAGGCAGCGTGCGCCGCAACGTTGACGCCGCGATCGTGCAGGCCGAACAATGGGCCATCATGGCCGCCCAGCAGATGCAGATCCCCGCGCTCGCAGGCCTCGACCCGGCCCAGCACCAGCTCGACCCCGATCGCTATGTTATCCAGCCCACACCGAGCCAAAAACTCGACCTAGAAAGCAAAAAGATCGCTCTAGAGCGCGCCCGCCGCGAGCTGGAGAACCCGCAGCCCAAAACCCCGCGCGCCATCACGATCCAGCGCCCCAGCCGCCCCAGCCGCCCGGAGAACTAGCCGCATGCTGCCCTGCTACGACAACCCCGCGATCGACTTTGACCTCGACCCGATCGATCTGTCGTTTGGATCGCTCACGATTGACGAGCACGCGCAGGCCGAGCCGACCGAGCCGCCCGCGCCACCCGCCCGCCCGTTTGGCTTTGTCGCCTACGCCCGCGCCTACCGCTAACCAGCCCCGGCCAGGAGGCCCGCGCCCATGTTCCGATCCCGACTCCAGCGCTGCTACAACGCCGACAGCGCGCCCGGCAGCTCGACCAGCTCCAGCTCGACCAGCTCCAGCGCCACCGGCGCAGCCACGACCGACCAGGAGGCCGCCGCGAGCGCGGCCAGCTCGACCGACGCGGCCAGCACGACCGACGCCGCAGCGCCCGCGAGCACACCCGACGCGGCCAGCTCGACCAGCTCCAGCGCGGCGACCGACGCCGCAGCGCCCGCGAACAGCGCGACCGGCCAGGAGGCCGAGCCGAGCGCCGATCTCATCCAGGCCCGCGCCGACCTCGACCAGACGCGCGAGCAGCTCCAGCAGGCGCAGGCGCAGATCGCCGATCTCCAGGCGCAGCTCAGCCCCAGCGCCGAGCAGGCCGCGACCGCCCGCGCAGACGAGGCCGAGCGCCAGCTCGCCATCATCACCGCCGCCGCCGCTGCGAACGTCCCGATCGCAGCCATCCAGGCCGCTCAGGCGCTACTCAGCGCCAGCGACAACGCAGGCCGGGCCGCAGCGCTCCAGCAGCTC